GCTCGTTCTTATAGAACACTGCCCAAATGGCTTCAGCTTCTAGAATTTGTTCTGCTTTCCACGTTTTTTTATTTACGTGTTCTAACAGCACTTGCGGTTTAGGTCTTGACATGGTATGCGTATCCAAATATACGCATATATTTATCTCTATTTGCTACCAAACCCGCCACCGTCCATCATGACTTGCACGACTTCAGTGTCTGAACTGGTTTTAAGTTCATTAAACAAACTCTGGTAATCTTGCAGTAGTTTGTCTTGTATTTCCAACAGAGCTAGATTTAGTAATCTAGCCTGCTGAATAGTCATTTTAATCTCAGATTGTCTGCCTAGTTCGGCAGACCTTAATGCCTGTGCAAACTGAGATATTGGACCTAGGTTAATCTGATTTTGCATTACTCAACACCTGTTTCATTTCAAATTCAGTTTTGAACGGGCCTTTGTATTCATTGCGTTCTAGTGTAATGACTTTGGGACAAAAGCTCTTGACCCAACCTTTATTGAATTTGATAGTGTAGTAGCCTGCACAATACAAACTCTTACTGGCATTGCTTTTGGTAAACAAAGGCAGTTTGCGCCGCACATCATACATGGAATTGTATGGTTTAACGCTAGTGGGATATCCGTGGCATTCATTGGGCTCGGACTGACTAACTTTGACTTTGACGCTGGTCAAAAAGAAGTTGTCTCCGAATTGCTTGGTGAGATCTTGTTTTTTGTTAAACATAACTTCGCCTGTAGTACTACTCAGCACGAATTTGTTGTTTTCTTTTTTGTGTAGTGTTGCGACTTTAGTGCCATTCTGCTCTACGATCCAAAACTTACCATCCACAATAGGCTTGGCATGTATTTCTGTCATAATTTTCTCCTTGTATTACTCCGCCCCGAAGGCGCTGGAATAATGTATGTATTTATCTCTCATTATTGGGGGTATTTGGCTTGAAATGGTTCAGCATAAGATTGAATATTATCTGCAATCTTCTTCATGTCCCATGCATTGCAGAATTTCAACATGCGAATGCCCACTTGATCCACTGCTTTAGGCACAGCATTGATTTGAATTGTTTCTTGTATTTTAACTTTAATATCTGCAGGTTGCGCTGTTAAGTCACACAATTGCACATTACGTTGATAGTCTTCTAACACGCGATGCTCTTCACCATTGTGGTCAACCCATCTCTGTAGCATGAGATTGTTCCACGCATATCCGCGGCTTTTACGGTCTTCGAACGCTTCAGTAAGACCAACTTTGTTTTTAGAACCTTTAGTACGCACACCTGGATACGCCGAGAAGACATTATCACTGGTATCACCGCGCATACATTTTTCGAACAGCATCCATTCTGGATCTTGTGCTGGCTTTGGCTCGCCTGTTTTTTTGTCTTTAACGGGTTTACCTTTGGCATCAAAGATTCCTTTGTGTGTGATATGTAAATCGCCTACACCGTTGTATTGGCTAACAGTGGGACTTACAAGTTGTGCAAAGTCTCCGTCTGTTGAGATAATAACATGTTTAGAATCTGGATGACTTTGTATCCACCCTGCAATCAAATCATCGGCTTCTAGATTAGGATGTTGCATTACAGTGGCATTGGTCTTTTCTGTAATGAACTTTTTGAACTCGTCAAATGCTTCCCAGAACAGTTTGTCTTCATCTTGTTCTCGTTGTGTCATGGCCGCACGAGTTTCTTGCCTATTGGCTTTGTAGGGCTTGTAATAGTCTTTGCGCCACGAGCGACCTTCGAGGCAGAACACCACATGGCTACCGCCAAAGTCTTGCCAAGCCTTCTTGATACTGTTAAGTGTGATATGAAAGGCCATGCCCAACTTGATGTCAGCAGAGCCTTGAACAACGTGTCTAGCACGAAAGAAAGTGTTTGCAGTATCAACAATAATGTGTGTCATTCAACTTCGGCTTTGCCGTTTCCTAATCTGTTTACATTGATATAACCGCCCATCGATTGCTTAGGATCTTGGCCAGCCTCAGCTAGCATGTTGCCTGCAAGATCTCTAAACCAACGATCGACAATCTCTTCATCCGGGTCACCATCAAAGCCATAACCCGCTTGTTTCAATTGTACTATAAAAAGGTCATTCCAGTCAAGCTCAAAAAATCCATTACGCACATTGTCTGGATTCACTTTGGTTTCCAAAACAGCAACATACGGTTCACCTCTTGCACTGGCACGAGCTTTTGGATCCATCTTGGCCTGTGCTTCTGCTTCTTGAGCAATCACCGTTTCTGATACTGCCTTGTCTCTGGCCGCTTGTAAAAGTTCTTTTTCTTGTTCAAGTTTATCAATACCAAATAACTTTTTAATTAGTTTTTTCATTATGTGCCCCAAGCGTTGCGCCAAATATCAACCTGCAAACGTGGACTGTATCGATAGCCTTTCTTCATAGCAAGTTCAGCCACTTGCTTGGTGTTTAGATTGTAAGTGTTTTCTGTACCGCCCATTGGCATCAAATATGTTGGACCAACAAATCCCACATCTTGATAGGCCTTTACTGCACGATCCACTTCTGCAACATCGTCTTCGGTAGCAACCACAAACTTCAAATAGCAATGGCCCACACCTTCGTATTCTTTCACAATCTCGGGTTGAATAGCAGTGGCCCACGATTCTCCGCTACATGATAGTTTTGGACTGATACTAAAAGTAAACATTGAGTGAGTGGTTCCAATGTTATCGATCCACTGATAGAATTCATCTGTCAATCGTTGAGTGCCATTTGTTTCAAATGTGATATTAGCTAATCCATTTTTCTGACAATCTGAAATGATGTTGGGATAATTCTTTTGCCAACCCAACAACGGTTCTCCTCCAGTAATAACCAAATGAACATCATGACCGTCCGGTTGCATCCATGTGTTATTGGGAATAATACTTTCCATCTTGGCAACAACTTCTTTATCTTCCATTATGGGGCTAAGATGCTTGAATCCAGGATGCCAACTGGCATAACTATCACAACCAGTTTCTGCCAAAGGCAAATCTTCATATGTGGGATACAAATGTACCACTTCTGAAATGTCATCGGGTTCTGTAGATATTTGCCCTTTGGGCATGCCAAAACCCCTGCATTGAAAGTTACAACCAAATGTACGCAAGAAAACGCTAGGCACTCCTGCATAGCGTCCTTCGCCTTGTAAGCTGTAAAAAATTTCCGCTACTTTTAATTTACTCATCTTCATCTCTTTCTAAAAATTGTGACACTTGATGTTCTGCATCTTGAATTGATTCTGCCCACACTTCAAATGTGGCAATACCGTTCTTGGCACTGAGATCAAACGGCACAACTCCATTGGGCAACCAATTGTAGCCCACTTCTCGTTTGATCTCAAACTTGTTTAGGTCTGTAGTCTTCATGCGATATATCAATTCATCAGTTAGTTGTTTTGCGGTTGTCATCTGCTTTTTTCCTAAATTGTTCTACATCTTCCACGGCACTTAATAGTGTATGAGCATAATTAAATGCCTGCTGACGAGTCATATGCACTGTAGATTCGGTATCAACATAACCTTTAGTGAGCAATATCCAAATATGATTCCAACGTGTTTTTGACCACCAGTTTGTTTTGCCTGTAGTGTATACAGTAACTACAACATCATGATCGTCTGCTTCTACCCAAACATTGTGATTGTGAGTTTCATCGCCACAATTACAAGCAACTCGATAGACTCTGCTGTCTCCCCAGTTGTTTGTTTGCATGATGCCTTCGGCTGGTACTTGTAGTTCTAGTGTTTTCATTTTGAGGCAAACTCCTGTTGCATCTTGATGTTATCAAAGAATTCTTTTTTTGCGCCTGGATCAGTTTTAAACGATCCTTGTAATACTGTAGTCTGTGTTAAACTAGAGTGTGCCATGATACCTCGATTCTCACAGCACCCGTGTGTTGCTTGAATGTACACACCTAAGTTTTCTGCCCCAGTGGCTTTTTGGATTTCCCTAGCAATGTCATTGCAAAGTTCCTCCTGGAGAGTACCTCGACGGGCACACCACTGAGCGATCCTCGTATACTTGCTAAGTCCGATGAGTTTCTCAGCCGCAATAATACCAATATAAGCAACGCCAACAACGGGTTGGTGATGATGGCTACACATACTGCGAAGCTCACTACGCACAACCAGCATACCTTCATAACGGTCCGCTGAATCATTTGGAAATGCTGTTGCGTCTGGTGCTGGTTCATATCTTCCTGCCATTATTTCATTGAAGTACATTTTAGCCAGTCGACGGGCTGTACCTTTACTGTTTGGATCGTTCTCGCGATCAATTAACAATCGATCTAATACTAATTCAAATGCTTCTGTTGCATCGTTGATAAGATTTTCTTTATCGCTCTCATGCAAGTACTCACTGATGTTATCGCCAGCCCAGAAGCGTTTGCCCTCACGTTTCATTTTGAAACGAAGATAATCTCCTAGATAACCTTCTTTGTAGTCTTTGTCATCGTCACCTTGCTGTTCAGCGCCAGCAAGTGCGTTTCTTATTTCCTGATCTCTTTTTAAGAGTTCGGGTGGTGTTGGATTGCCCATGTATTACTCCGAGTTAATGTCGTGG